GCAGGCAAACTAGCCAAAAAAATGGGGGCCGACAAATATATAAAAGCCCTTAAAGACGTTGAAGCAAAATATAAAAAAATACAGGATAGCTGTAAAGTGTTCTTAAGGAAGGAAGCCGATAAGGATGAAAAAAAGAGGGACACACTAGCCAGCAGCTTCTCTAATTCTCGTTATTATAGAGACGACAGAATAACAGCAGAAGACTTTGAAGAGCAGATCCGAACCTGGGCGCAGGATTTGGCTAGAGTTGAAATAACTAAAACGCCAGAAGGAACAGCACTTGAGAGACTAAAACAAATAAAACAAAAAGCAATAGACACAGTTTTCGAGAGTGGTTGCCCTGAAGATTTAAACAACAAACTCGACGGCTTAACAAGACAAGTAGGAATAAGCTGGCATCAAGAAGTAAAAGCTTTGCCTAGGGCTCATTAAATTAAATTGTTGACATGCTATCCTATTTAATATAGGATAGCATTAGAAAGCGAGGAAATATGGAACTAAATAAAGTTTTTAAAATTATTTACTGGGCTAAGAAACATAAGAAACACATCATAAGACTAGGTAAGTGGACAAGCCAATGCAGGAAGTTTGAATCAAGCGACGGCGTGCCTTGTTTCACTTATTATGATATAGATGCAAAGGGCTACAGAACAGCAACTACAACATGGAAGATATATCCAGTGTAGTATAAAACATAGCGTACAACCTGAGGTTGTACGCCCCATTATTAATTAGAATCATTCTAAACTGCGCGGCTCGGGACAAGTTCAATAGAGGTACCAAATCAATTTTGATTTTTAAATTTTTTTAATTTTTTTTTTTACAACCAGAAGAAGGGGTCCCACAACCTGCACTAGAATTGCTGGATTTTTAAATTCATAGTGGTAAAATACTTTACGAGTTTCAAAATTACTTGTAAAAAAATTTTGCGGAAAATTTTTATGAATGAAAAATTTATACAGAACCTAGATAAACTACCACCTGATATAAGAAGGCAATTTGCTTTATTAGCAAATCAATACGGTGAGAAGAAAAAGCAGCATTCTATACAAAATGATTTCTTAACATTTGTAAAGCATGTTTGGCCTGATTTTGTAGAAGGCTCGCACCATAAAAGAATTGCAGACAAGTTTAATAAATTAGCCACTGGTGAAATAAAAAGATTAATTATAAACATGCCTCCAAGACATACCAAATCTGAATTTGGATCTTATCTTCTGCCTGCCTGGATGGTTGGAAGAAATCCTAAACTAAAAATTATACAATCCACTAACACGACTGAATTATCGGTGCGGTTTGGTCGTAAAGCCAAAGCTCTGATTGATTCCCCTGAATATCAAAAAGTGTTTAATACAAAACTCAGGGAAGATTCACAAGCTGCCGGCAAGTGGGAAACCGCCCAAGGAGGTGAGTATTATGCAGCGGGTGTGGGTTCGGCAATAACAGGAAGGGGTGCAGACCTCTTAATTATTGACGACCCACATTCTGAACAAGATGCAATGAATGCTCAAGCTTTGGAAAGGACCTACGAATGGTACACATCAGGACCACGTCAACGTCTTCAACCTGGTGGATCCATTATTGTAATCATGACTCGTTGGAATGAAAAAGATCTAACAGGTAGATTACTAAACGCACAAAAAGAAGTTAAAGCAGATCAATGGCACGTTGTAGAATTCCCTGCAATACTTCCATCCAATAAACCTGTATGGCCTGAGTATTGGGATATAAAAGATTTGGAAGCAGTTAAAGCTTCGATTCCATTATCAAAATGGAATGCACAGTATATGCAAAATCCTACTTCCGAAGAAGGTGCACTTATTAAACGTGAGTGGTGGAGAGATTGGGAAGGAGACATCCCACCATTACAACATGTTATACAATCTTATGATACAGCATTTATGAAAAAAGAAACTGCTGACTTTTCTGCTATTACAACATGGGGAGTCTTCAGGCCTTCAGAAGATGAGCCACCTAATTTAATTTTAGTAGACGCCATCAAAGGCAGATACGAATTCCCTGAGTTAAGACGTATTGCATTTGAGCAATATGGATACTGGCAACCTGAAACAGTTATTGTAGAATCTAAAGCCTCCGGTCTTCCGTTAACTTATGAGTTGCGTAAGATGGGTATCCCTGTTATAAATTTTACACCTAGTCGTGGAAACGATAAGCACACTAGAGTAAACGCAGTGTCTCCGATGTTTGAATCGGGACTAATATGGGCGCCCAAAGAAATGGAGTTTGCACAAGAAGTAATAGAGGAATGTGCAGCTTTCCCATACGGAGATCACGACGACTTAGTGGATTCCATGACCCAAGCGTTAATGAGATTTAGACAAGGTGGCTTAATTGATCACCCTGAAGATTATCAGGACGAGCCTTTACAGAAGCCACAAAAAGTGTATTATTAGAACATGGAAGAAGAAACTTACGCTGATGTTATTGACTCATACAATATGAGTGAAGAGAAAAGACAAGGCAAGACCTTGACTGAATACATAAAAGACAATAATATAAAAATTAAGGATATTGATATATCCACTGATGTATCCAAAAAAGCCAACGGAGGACTTATGAGAAGTATGTACGCAAGAGGTTCTGAACCTGTAGAAGAGATGCAGGAATCAGGCATCATGCAACTATCTGAAATGCCTTCAGGCGATTTCATGTTAAAAGACGAATACGATAAATACAGATTTGAAATGTTAGAACAAGGCTTAGAGCCAATGAGTCTTGAACAGTTTAGACAGCAAGCAATGTCAGAAGGTGAAATGGCTGCTGGATCAATTGACCCAACAATTAGAATTGAAGAAGTTGTAAAAGAATTCATTAGAGAAAAAGGTCGTAAACCTAGATCTCTTGAAGAACTAAAAGAATTTTATGAAATAAGAATTGGCACAGCCAGAAGTCCAGAGATGGATACGCTGAGAGAATTAGTTGAAGAAGATAAAACTAGAATTACTTTAGCAGGTGGATCATTCCCTGATTTATCTGGAGATGGTAAAATCACACAAAAAGATATCTTGATCGGTAAAGGTGTTATCGACAGAGATGACAAACAGTCAGGCGGACTAGCAGCAATATTAGGAGTGTAAGTTGAAACTCCACGAGTACAACGAGATGATGGCGTATCTTACACGCCCTCGATTAAAGGATGGAACGCCTCCACCTAAAAAACCTTACAACATAGAATCGTTTAAAATGAAAAGCGATTTATATCTACAAGGCTTTCTTGGAACACAAGATAAAGATTATTACAGAGGCAAACTACAATCTGAAATAGACAAAGCAGTTGATTTAGGAGTGGTGTCAGAAGAAGATGCATACTCTTTCATACGAGAGAGAAATAACCTATACAAAGATTTACAAGACAAAGCAACCGATCAACCTGCAGTGTTGCCAAAAACTTATGGCCGTGAAGAGTTTTCTGACGGAACTCCTCCTATAAAAGAAATATTAAGAAACATGGCACAAGATAGAATGTATGAGCCTCCTATAAATCTTGCAGCAAAAGGAAGAGGATTACCCGCAGGTTTTAAAAAAGCAAAAGAAGAATTACGAAAAGAAATTCCTAATTTTGATGAACTCTATAATAGAAATATTACTTATCGAAAAAAACAAAAATTAAAACAAAAGATGGTTGATGATCCTGAGTACAAGCAAACAGAGATGGCTAAGAAGGCAGAGAGAAGACGAAGACGTAGAGCAGGTAAATTAAAAGATAAAACTTCTCTAACACCAGATGAAAAATTTTTAAACTATCAACAATCTTTAATTACTAGACAATTAAATGATAAAATAAAAGAAAACCCTGATCTTGTTTTAAAAAACAAAAAGTTGATGGATCAGATATCAACAACTGTTTCTAAAGAAGGAGATATTATAAAAGTAAAACCAAATCTTTCCCAATTGAAAGAAAGAGGTTTATTTGAAATAGAACATCAAAGAGATATTTTTAAAGAAGGAAAACTAAAAGATTTTCCTTACAATAGAAATCTAATATTGTCTCCACATAATCGTGCAGGGGGTTTTAAATCAGCAGCTGAAAAATTTATTGAAAAAAATCCAAACAGTCCAAAGGTAGTTGCCATTTTAGATAAGGCAAATGAATTAAAAATAACTTTGCAACCAGACGTTACGAAAGGAACTTTTGCAACAAAAGGTATTGGTTACAAACAAACTCCAGATGCTGTGAAAAAATTTGTAGACGTTGCCTCTGATTTGACTCCTAATCTAGTTGATGAAAAAATAGGTGTGCCTCAAAAAGATATTGGAAAAATTAAACAAGCTTTAGGACAGTTTAAAAAATATGGTAAGTTTGCAAAACAAATAGCCAAACCTGCAGTGAGAGCAATCTCTCCTTTCGTGCCATTTGCTGGTGCATTGGGAGTAGGATTGGGTGCAGCAGATGTAGCTAAAGCTGCAAGTATGGGTTATACAAAACCTGATGAAGCAGCCGCTGCTTATCTTTTAGGCCCTGAAGGTGCAAAAGGTTTAGCTTCATTCAAAGAAAAAATAGTAGGTCAAACTGATGAAACAGAAGAATTCGTACCCTAAGAAATGGCTCCTGCCGCCTGAAGCCGGACCCACGCCTCAAGGGTTGAAAATTAATTATAATACTGTTAAAACTGTAAAATTGGAGAAAATAAATGGCAGACAAAATAGACAAGTCCCTGACGCAAGGTCCAAGGGGTAGTGTTACTGTTCCCGGTGAAGAACAAATTCAAGAAGACATAATTCAAGAAATAAGTACCGAGCAACAAGCACCAGGACCTGTAGAGACAACAGAATTAGAAGATGGATCAGTACAAATAGATTTTGATCCAAATGCTGCATCACCAGAAGGAGGTGACGAGCATTATGCAAACTTAGCAGAATTTTTACCAGACGAAGTTTTAGGTGAATTAGGTTCTGATCTAGCACAGAAGTATCAAGACTATAATGCTTCTAGAAAAGATTGGGAACAAAGTTATACAAAAGGTTTAGACTTATTAGGATTTAAATATGACATGCGTACGGAACCGTTTCAAGGTGCCTCGGGGGCGACTCACCCGGTACTTGCTGAAGCTGTTACTCAGTTTCAGGCGCTCGCTTATAAAGAGTTACTCCCAGCTAATGGACCAGTCAGAACACAAGTAGTTGGTGCACCGAATCCAGAAAAGACACAACAAGCTCAACGTGTTAAAGATTATATGAATTATGAGCTCATGGAAAAAATGAAAGACTATGAGCCGGACTTTGATCAAATGTTGTTTTATTTACCTCTTGCAGGTTCAGCATTTAAAAAAGTTTACTATGATGAACTTGAAGGCAATGCAGTATCAAAGTTTGTACCTGCGGATGATTTGATTGTCCCTTATTCGGCTACCTCATTAGACGATGCAGAGGCAGTCATCCACCGGGTGAAAATTTCTAAAAACGAATTAAGAAAACAACAGGTCGCAGGTTTCTATAGAGATATAGAATTAGGCACACCTGGATACGAAGAATCTGATGTAGAGAAAAAGGAAAGAGAACTAGAAGGTCAAAGAAAATCTAAAGATGATGACATTTATACTTTGTTAGAGTGTCATGTAAATTTAGATCTAGAAGGCTTTGAAGATCAAGATGAAAACGGTGAACCTTCTGGAATTAAAATTCCATACATTGTAACTGTTGAACTAGCTACAAGAAATGTTTTATCGATCAGAAGAAATTACGAAATTGGAGACCCAAATAAAAATAAGATCCAATACTTTGTCCACTTTAAGTTTTTACCGGGACTAGGATTTTATGGCTTTGGTCTCATCCATATGATTGGTGGTCTGTCTAGAACTGCAACTGCAGCTCTTCGTCAATTATTGGATGCGGGTACGCTCTCCAACTTACCCGCAGGATTTAAAATGCGTGGCATTAGAATTAGAGATGACGCGCAATCTATTCAACCAGGTGAGTTCAGAGATGTAGATGCTCCTGGTGGTAACTTAAGAGATTCATTTATGATGTTACCATTCAAAGAGCCTTCTCAAACTTTACTATCGTTGATGGGTATTGTTGTTCAAGCAGGTCAAAGATTTGCATCAATAGCTGATTTACAAGTTGGTGATGGCAACCAACAAGCTGCTGTTGGAACAACTGTTGCTTTACTTGAAAGAGGAAGCAGAACAATGTCAGCAATACACAAAAGAATTTACTCTGCTCTTAAAAGTGAATTCAAATTATTAGCAAGAGTATTCAAGTTATATCTACCACCGGAATATCCGTACGATGTAGTTGGGGCTCAAAGGATGATCAAGCAGCAAGATTTTGATGATCGGGTAGATATTGTGCCAGTTGCTGATCCCAACATCTTTTCTCAAACTCAGCGTATTTCCCTCGCGCAAACGGAGTTGCAACTGGCAACTTCTAATCCACAGATGCATAACCTGTATCAAGCGTATAGAAATATGTACGAGGCTTTAGGTGTAAAAGATATTGATCAGTTATTGGTTAAGCCACAACAACCTACTCCAATTGATCCAGCTCTAGAAAATATTATGGCTTTATCTGGAAAACCATTCCAAGCGTTTCCTGGACAAGACCATAGAGCTCACATTACATCACACTTAAACTTTATGGCTACAAACATTGCAAGAAACAATCCAATGGTAACTGCAGCTATGGAGAAAAATATTATGGAACACATTTCATTGATGGCTCAAGAGCAAGTGGAAATAGAGTTTCCAAGAGAACTGCAACAATTAGCTGCCATGGCACAAAATCCACAGATGCAACAACAAGTTCAACAGTTAAGTCAGAAGATCGAGAGTAGAAAAGCTGTCTTGATTGCAGAGATGTTAGAAGAATTCTTAAAAGAAGAGCGTGAAGTTACTTCAGGTTTTGGAAATGATCCGATTGCTAAACTAAGAGCAAGAGAATTAGACCTTAGAGCAATGGATGATGAGAGAAAAAGAAAAGAAGGTCAGGAAAGATTGAACCTAGATCGTATGAAGGCCATGATGAACCAACAAAACCAAGATGAAAAACTAGAACAGAACGAAGAATTAGCAAAACTAAGAGCTAACACTTCAATCGAGAAGACAATCTTAAGTAAATCTATACCAAATGTTGATAAAATGATGCCTAGTGTAGAGATTGAAAAATACGAAGGGGAAAATCGGTGAAAAAAGACAAAAAATTTATCCAAAAAGCGATAAAAAAACCTGGATCACTAAGAAAATCTCTTGGGATTAAAAAAGGTAAGACAATTCCAGCGTCAAAATTGAAAGCGGCGGCTAAAAAACCTGGAAAGCTTGGACAACGAGCACGTTTTGCTATAACATTACGTAAGTTGAAGAAAAAATAGGAGGACACATGGCAAAAAAAGACGATAAGTTCTTTACACAGTCAGTTGATGTAAGCATTCCATCTCAAAACATTGAGTTGGACCCTAGATCTGTAACCACTGCAGACGGTATGCAAAGAAACTACATACCAACTGGAGATGAAACAGAAGTAAGAGGTACAAGAAGAATGCTTAAGGACAAAAAGAAAACAGCTAAGTGGTACTAACATGTGGTTATCGGCAATTAAATTAGCCGTATCTGCTGGAAGTAAAATTTATGCTAACAAGCAGAAGGCAAAGATGGCAATGTCTGAGGCACAGCTATTGCATGCCGAAAAGCAAGCTCGAGGTGAAGAGCAGTATCAGGGAAAATTACTAGAAGCTAGACAATCCGACTGGAAGGACGAGGCGGTTCTTGTAATTCTCTCGGCCCCAATAGCAGTTTTGGCGTGGTCGGTGATAAGTGAGGATCCTGAGGCCATGAATAAAGTAAAATTATTTTTTGAGATGTTTTCCCAGCTGCCGTCGTGGTTCACAAATTTGTGGATCCTTGTAGTGGCGTCCATATATGGTATAAAGGGAACACAAATTTTTAGGAATGGAGGTAAAAAATAATGGCAAATCCTAGATTTAATAAACAAGTTGCACAACCTAGAACTGCGCTTAAAGCAGGTGGCAGAGTAAAGAAAATGGGTGGTGGAATGTCAACAGCAAGAAAAGATATGGCTTCTGGTT